AAGAGAATGGTATACACTTAAAAACCCGTGAGGATTTTATTGGTTTTGGTGTAATTGTACGAATGCTTGATAAGTATGTACGCTATTGCAATTTAAAGTATGCAGGTGAAGAGGATAAAGTTGGTGAATCAATATGCGATACAGTTGGGGATCTTGGTGTGTATGCTTTAATGTTATCAGCCTTTGATAAAGGGGAGTAGCATGACAAAATCGGGTGCAAGTTTTAAAAAGGATGTGCATAAGAAGTGTATATATTGTGATAATATGGTTTGGGTACATAATAAGAGGGCTAGAGCGATATGCCCTAATTGGTCTTGTCAATTAGCTGATACATTAGATAAATCAGCAAGGGAAAATGAAGCAAAGAAACTTAGAAAGGAGAGACTGAGAAATGCCTGTAATAGTATATCGGCAAGCTAAAAACTATTCGGATGATGCTTACTTTACAAGTGATGAAATAAAATTTTTAGATGGTTTAGGTACATATTGTACTGATGCGTACTATCGTACCCACGGTAAGCCTACTAAACATGTGGCTTTAAAGAAGTATTGGTCTACAATGGGAAACAGATATAGATGGGGTTTAATAGACAAGAAAGAGGTTGAAGATTATATTAAAGAAGTATTAGGTAATACTGATGATAACAAAGCTTAGTGTTCAGAACTTTCAATCTCACGCCAATACACATATTGATTTTGTACCTGGAATTAATGTTATAGTAGGCTCTAGTGATGCAGGTAAATCTGCTTTGCTACGGGCTATTAGATGGATTATATTTAATAGACCTTTAGGCACAAACATTATCAGACAAGGTACTGAAGAATGTGAAGTTGAGTTGCAAACAAGTAGTGGTGTTGTAAAGAAGTATAAGGGTAGGGAGAATTATTATGAAGTTAATTCAGAAATTTTTAGGGCTTGTGGAAATAGTGTACCGGATACTGTTAAAACTGTTATTGATATTACTGACATTAATTGTTTGGGTCAGTTTGATGGTTACTACTTGGTCTTTGAATCTAGTGGTGAAATTGCTAAGGAATTAAATAAAGCTTTAAATATAGACTTGATTGATATGTGTGTGTCTAGTTGTAATAGTTCAATAAGGGAGTACAATTCACTAATAAAGACACAAACAAAACAACAGGAAGTATTAACATCTGAATTAGATAAGTACAAAGACCTTACTACTATTGAACTTTCGATTGATAAGTATTTACAAAAAGCGGATGCATTAATTTTAAAAAGGACAAACCTTACTAAACTTGAAACACTACTTACTGATATTGTAAATACAAAAGCTGCCCTATTTAAAACTGATTGTAACATGGCTGTATTTAGTGAGGATTTATTGGCAATTACTGATCTAGTTAATAAGTATGATGTTAAGTATAGTAGGTATAAAAAACTTTGTGCCTTATGTGAAGATATAGAGAAGGTTAAGCAGTTTATAACCTCAGCCGAAGAAAACATTAGACTAACAATTAATGAGATAAATTTTAAAAAGACACAATATAAAGAGAAATTGAAACAGTTAGACATTTGTCCTTTCTGTAATAGGAAAATGACCCAATCAGTATGCGACCATTTATCTAGGAGGTTAGAATGAAGTTTGCTCTTATAGGTTTAGGATTTATAGCACCTCGTCACTTGAAAGCAATTGAAGAGGTTGGTGGTGATATAGTATGTGCCTGTGATATAAATGATAATAAATTTAGTATTTTTGAGCTTAGTAAATTCAAACCAAAGTTGTATACCGATTGGTCTGTAATGATGGAGAGCCATGAGTTTAAGCATGTTGATTATGTTTGTATATTGACACCTAACTACCTACATTTCCCACAAATTATTGAAGCACGTAGACGTAATAAGAAAGTTATATGTGAGAAGCCGCTTGTGCTAGAGCCTGAACAATTATCCGTATTACTTAATGATACTGATGTCAATACAGTACTACAGCTTAGACATGCTTATAATATAATTGGTAAGTCAAAGTATGCAAATGAATTTAATAGTGTAAGGATGGATATTTTAGTACATAGAGGCGATTGGTATTTTAAGTCATGGAAAGTTAATATTGATGAGAGTGGGGGTTTGTTATGGAATATAGGTGTACATTATTTTGATTTGTTGGTTCGTGAATTGGGTCCGTTTTTAGAGTTTACTACGTCACCTATGGATGAGCGTGAAATGACAGGTAGGTTGTTAAGTAACACCTGTAAGGTTGATTGGAAGATTTCTTTAAATGCTAATATAAATGAGCAGAGCCGTATTATACATCTTAATAGGGTTCATCATATAGATCTCACTAGCATAACTTACGGCTCAAAGAAAGTTACTACTGATGATTTTAGTAATCTGCATACTAAAACATATAAAGCTATACTTGCAGGTGATGGTATAAAACCTAAAGACTTAGTTAATACAACAAATTTATTGGATGCATTGACAACTGAGGCTATTGAATTTAAGAAAGGAGTGACAGGTTGAACATAGATCAATTCTTAATTGATAACGGTTTTGATTGTCCTGCAACACGGGGCAGAATAACAAGATTACAATGCAAGTATTCAAGAATACGGGGGCAGCTTGGGCGTAAGAACAACAATTTAGCTAATAGCTTGATGTGTACAACCAAATGTGAGCATTATAAATCACCTAAGAAGTCTGAGACTGAGAGCTACAGTCGGATGGTTGCTTTTAGAGGTACTAAAGAAAAGTATAAAGAGGTATACGTAGAAAGGGGATTTGATGAAGTTGACATTGGTCGGGGATCTTCACTTAAGAGGATCCTCTCCGAGGAGTCGGACTGATAACTTTCCAGATGCACAGTATGATAAGTTTTGGCAGGTACTTGCATTGACAGAGCCAAGAAACGATATAATACTGCAAGCTGGTGACTTCTTCGACTCATCGTCAGTCGGTAACGCTACATTAAATAGATATATAGATCATTTATACAGGTGTGTTGACCACGATTGTGGTTCATATCTTTATACTGTATTTGGTCAGCATGATATGTACATGTGGAATTTAAAGCATATGCATAAGACCTCTTTAGGTACATTAATTTATGCTGGTTTAGTACAGTTATTATATGAAAAAGTAAGTCATGTACCTTGTGAAGATAACTTAGAGCTGTATGGTGCTTCATGGGGGCAAGAAGTCCCTAAACCTGCAGCTAACAGTAAATTTAAAGTGTTAGTTGTGCATGGTTCTATAGGTGATGTACCATTGTTTCCGGGACATGCTATAGACCATCCTAAAAAGTTTGTACGTAAGCATCCTGGGTATGATTTAATTTTATGTGGTGATTACCACTATCCATTTGAGTATAGAGTTGGTGATACATTAATTATAAATCCAGGAGCATTATGTAGGCAGAGTTTAGCTGAAAAGGATATTGTACCATCAGTAGTTGTATATGATATGGAATCACAAAGGGCTCAATGGCATCAGTTAGAGTATGCAAAAGATGTGTTTGTTACTAATACTGAAGTCAAAACTGAATTTGCTCGGACTCAATTAGAAGATTTTGTAAAGCAACTGGAGAATAAAGATGAGATATCAATTTCATTTGCTAATAACGTAAGAATAGCTTTAAATACAGCAGAGGTTTCCGAGTTGGCTAAGTCCAAAATACTTGAAGTACTTACACAATGCGAGATGAGATGATGGATGAGATAGTTAATGATTTGGATGTACTTACAGATAGCCTGGAGAAAATCAACAAAGATTTAGAGTCAAGGAGACGTCTAAAAGACCAGCTAGTAGGTAAGCTTAACACCTTAATGGAAAGACTAAATACTGATTTTGGTTTAACAAGTATTGATGTAGCTCTGAATGAAATAGATTTATTAAAGGTAGATATAGCTAGTTTATCAACTGAATGTAATACAATGCTTAACGATCTTAAAGAAAGTATAAGGAAATTTGATGAACGAGCTACAAAAGTGGATTGAAAATAAGAAAGGGTATAAAGCAAAGTTGCAATTAGATCTTGGTAATGTTACTAAATCATTACAGGTGTGTAATGATAATTTGGTGATATATGAAGAAGCTCTTGATTTCTTCACTAAAATTGGCAAAGTAACACAGGATAAGATAATACATTACTTTGAAGATATAACCTCATCTATGCTTAGGCTGGTGTATGGAGATGAGTACTCGTTAAAGCTAACATTTGTATTCCGCAGAGATAAGAATGAGTGTGATCTCACAGTTTACAAAGGTGGTGTTGAAGTTAGCCTTAAGGATGAATGTGGTGGGGGTGTAGTTGATATTGTATCTTTCGCAATGAGATTAGCTGTATGGAGTTTACAAAGTGATAAAACAATGCCAATATTTATATTGGATGAGCCTTTTAAATATGTAAGTGCAGACAAATTAACCTTAGTTGGTAGGGCTATTAGTGATTTATCAAAGCGTTTAGGGTTACAGGTTATAATGGTATCTCATAGTGATGAACTAATAGAAATAGCTGACAAAGCTTTTAGAGTAACAGAATCTAACGGTGTTAGCGAGGTGATAAATTTATGAGCAATCCTTTGACTTGCTGGTCTCATGTAGCTAGAAAAAATATGGAAAAGAACTTTAATGATGAAGTTAGAGAGCTAGGTAAAGAGTTGAAAGAGTTGAAAGAACAAGTTGCATTAAAAGAACAAGTAGCTAGGCATGAGCAAGCTATACTTGCTATTGCCGCAAAGCTCGATGAAGTTATTCGGGTAATCAATACCGAATCTCAAAAATAAAGTGACATACGTCAATAACATTACAATTTTTACCCTTCAATAAACTAAATTCACAGGAGTAGTTGATGTATATAACTATTAAAAAATTATATAATGAGCTAGTCAGATTAGGTGGTCAAACTTTTACATTAGAAATGCACCGTAGATTTGGTGGTGAATGTGCTATTGTTGCAAATAGAAAATCAAAGTGGTACAAGACAATTGAGGAGCTATTAGGGGTAGCAGCAGCCGATGAGTTCTATAGCAAGTATAAAAATCAGGTAAGTGTGTACGTAGGCAAAATGGACAGGCTGCTTGCGGCAAAGCGAAACGAGAAGTTAAAAGCTGAATATAAAAATGGTGTTGATTATCGGTTACTTGCACGTAAGTATAATTTAAGCACAGTCTATGTTAGAAAGCTAGTACAGCATCACCCTGTTAGAGATAGGAAGGAAAAACTAAAAGCAGATAGGCAAAATAAGGAAGTTGATACTGAAAATGGATAAAAACCTTACCATAAGTTAGCATTTGCTTTAAGTTGTATAATGGTGTATAATACTAGTGATAGGAGCGAGATATGGTTGATAAAACAAACACTCTTATGCCTAATGATGATAGGTTTAGTGAATTAAAACGTGCTTATGAGCAGAATTTGCTTGTAGAGCTGCAAAACCAATTACTTCGTAGGCAGCATCAGTTGGCAAACCGAAAACTTCTTGTTAAAATACGTAAGGAGTTTGAAAAGCTAGTTGAAGAGGGTGGTGCAGGTGCTCCTGAAGCAGACAGAATGATAAGAGTTATCAGAAATCTTGATGATATGATAGTTACAGCAGACAAAGGTATTGTTGATATAGATAAGCAGTTTAAGGAAATGATGGACCTAGTTAAAGTTAGGTATCCAGATAGTATTGAAGCTGAAAGAAAGGATTTGGAAAGAGAATTGGTACGTTATGGGTTAATACAGACTGATGAAGAAGTTGAGAAAGCTACCTTGTTCAAGGACGAGTTCTTTAAAGAAGCTATGGCAGAAGAACCTGTTACTATAGATGTTGGGGAAGGTGAAGATAGTGACTACGAAATTGGCAGTTGAGACCAAGCTGAAATATAACAACCTTTTATATAGGTATGTATATTTATGTGATATGTTAAATCAGACACAGGCTAGGAAGGATTTAAATTCTTTTGTACAATGTGTTTTAAAAGATAACCGTGGAGAGCTAGTCGAACAAGCTGAAATTCATATTGCATGGCATGAGCATATCGTTTACTGTTGGGAGAGAGGTGTACATCCTGTTATACTTGCTCCGTGGGGGCATGGTAAAAGCACACAGATTGTCATTGGTTTACCTCTTTACTGGTTAGGGCTGCATCCTGAACAACGTATTAAGATTGTATGCAATTCAGATCAAAATGCAATGGCTCGTGTTAAGACAGTAAGTAGATATATAGAATTTGATAAGGATTACAAACGGTATTTTCCAGGTGTTAAACCAGACCATAATGAGAGTTGGACACAGCATGAAATTTTTGTTGAACGTCCCCCAGGTGTTCGTTCAATTGACCCTAGCTTACAGGCTAAAGGTATATTTAGTACTGGTATTGGTGGTAGAGGTGACTTAATTCTATTTGATGATATAGTTGATAGAAGAAATGCTATTGACCAGCCAGAGCTTAGGAGAAAATTGCCTGATATTTATCAAGATGTTTGGATGTCCCGTCTTGAGCCCGGAGGGCATACTGTTTATATAGCTACAGTTTGGCATCAGGATGATAATACATTTAAACTTATGAAGGACTCAAGCTATTGTACAATGAAGCAGGAAGTTACACAGAATTTTGACAAGATTAAAACTACCATTTACAATGCTCCAGATGATGAGCATCCTGTATTTAAAAGGTATTCAAAAACTACTGACCCTGTTGAAGGTGACTTTACAAATGTACCATTATGGATTAACAAGTGGAATATGAGGGTACTTAAACAGAAGTATGGAAATACTACTGTTACACAGCGATCGTTTGATAGAGGCTTTAGACAGAAGGCTATCACTTCATCTGACTTAATGTTTCCTAGCTTTATTGATTGCATTGAATATGGTGTTGATCCTAAGTCAATGATTACAAGCGATTTTATATTTTATACAGGTGTAGACTTAGCTTCTTCAAAGCGTCCTGGTACGGTTATATTTACATTAGGGTATAATCAGCGTACAAATATGAAAGTGCCTGTTGATATACGTAGTGGTGCATGGACATCACCTAAGATAGCACGTGAGCTTGCTGATGTTGATAGGCTCTATCAACCTGAGGTAATAATAGTTGAAACGAATGCTTTCCAAGGGTCACTTGTTGAATGGGTAGCTGAGGAATCAAACAAGTATGTGTTCTGGGATAGAATAATGTCCTATGAAACTTTAGGTTCAATTAAACGTTCTGAGGTAGGACTACCGGCTATGGAAGTTGAATTTAGTAATAGAAGTTGGAGAGTAATGATGCCTAATCACGATTCAGAATGTGATTGTGGTTTCTGTATGTTTATAAAAGAAATGAATAGCTATCCATTTTCTGCCACCTCTGATCACGTTATGGGTTGCTGGTTTGCTAGAGAAGCATGTAAGGAAGGGGTAGCTGAAGATATTTACGAACAATGGAATGTCCCAGAGCAAGACGGTTCATTCTTAATTCCTGCTAATTTTTAAGGAGGTGCTGGTAGTGTTTGAGAAAATCACATTGCCTTTTAAGTTGTGGATGAAGAATAAGGAAATAAGTTTAGCATCTGCAACATTGGCATTAAATCAGTTAGAAGAAGCTAAAAAAATATCAGAGGTGGGGTTGTTAGCTCGTCCTGAAGATGATACAGGCTGGACTATCACAGGCACATCTGGATAGGTGAAACATTAACTTCTAATGATGCTTTGAGCCCTGAAAAGTTAGATATTTCTAGAGAGCAAGCTAGAAAGTTTTATAGGTTCAACCCACATGGAAGGGCAGTAATAAGGAGCTTGTGTAAGTTTACGATAGGGCGTGGTGTTACATTTGCTATGAAGTTTAAGAAAGAAGTATCAGATGCTCATTTAAATTTGTATGTTGATTATTGGGAAGCCTTCGTAAAGAAAGAAAAGTTTCTTAGAAAGCAAAAGGAGTTTGTTAGACGGTATACTAGAGATGGTGAAGTGTTCCTACGTTTTTTCCTTGATACTGATGGTATGGTACGTATTCGTTTTATGGAACCTGAACGTGTGAAGAACCCACCGAAGTATGGTGCTGGAATGATTGGCGGTAAGCCTGTACGTGGTAACCTTAGCTATGGAATTGAGACAGCTAAGAATGACATTGAGAAAATATTCTTTTATTATTACATGACAGGCGAGGATATGGATTCATGGATTCGTGTGCCCGCTAAAGATGTTATACATAAGAAACTATCAGCCGATTCAAATTGTAAAAGAGGATTCCCTTATCTTGAGCCTATATTATATGAGTTGAAAACATATAACGATTGGTTGAAAGACCGTGTTATATTAAATAAGATTAGGACTGCTGTTGCATTAGTAAAAGAAATACCTCAAGGGGTGGGACCAAGTGCTACAGTAAAAAGTATGCGTGATGCTACTAGATCACAAGCAACAGGTGTTGAGAGTAGTAAAACACAGTTGTTTAGACCAGGTACAACACTTACTGCACGTGGAGTTGTGTATAAGTTTCTATCTCCTGATCTAGATGCTAGGGATTCAGCACAAGATGGTAGGAATATCCTATTGTCAATTGCAGCAGGCTCTGGGTTACCTGAATACATGGTTACTGGTGACGCCTCGAATGCAAACT